AACGCATTATATCCAAAGTTTAAAGAATCATTACTTAGTCAGAATCCGTCTGTAGATCTTGATACGGATACGATCAAGGCCGCGGCAGTTGATCTGACTACTGATTACACTTATTCGGCTGCTCATCAGTACAAGTCTTCAGTTACCAGCTATTCCGGTAGTACCGACCAAACCCTGGCTAATCCTAGCATTACTAGCGGTGTATTTGATGCTGATGATATAACTTTCAGCGCTTTGTCTCAGTCAGCCTCTAAGACTGTAGGGGCTGTTGTTATTTACAAAGATACAGAGAACGCGGCTACCAGCCCGTTGATAGCTTACATAGACACAGGGACAGGTTTGCCGATTACGCCTAACGGAGGAAATATTATAATTTCTTGGGATAGTGGTGCTTCTAAGATTTTTGCATTGTAGGAGGTCTTAAATGGCCGTTGATACTTATTACTTTGATGCTTCGATAGCGGGGCCTACTGATCCAAATTCTAAATGGACTGATGATGCCAACGCTTTTGATGGAGAGATAGGTATATTAGATAGTGCATTTACTCAGACAGCTGGTTCTACAAGTTCTAATTTTCTAAGAGGAGATGGAACAACTGCTCCTACTAGTGGGGATGAGATAACTCAAGTACGGGCTAGACTAAATGGGGGTTCTAATATAGTGGGTCCAGATCATGTGGCACGTTCGGCTATATACACAGAAAGCTTAGGAGAATTATTAGGTACACCCAATATAGCTAACCCACAAGGTTGGTCGGATTATGTTGTTTTAAGTACGCCCTCTGGAGGGTGGACTTGGGATAAACTTAATAAGTTGGTGGTTAAGTGTTATGGAACAAATGCGGAGGGAGTACCAACTTGGCGAGTTCGTAGAGTAGAAATAGAAGTAACTTATCTAGAAACGCAAGAAGCTTCCCCTGACGCCATCCCCTCCACTCTCGCCTTCGGCACACTAGTCGGTGGGCAAGGAGCAAGTGTAGAAGGTATTCCCTCGACTGCTTCGTTTGGTACTCCTGGTATTACTGGCATTGCGACAGTCTCCCCTGACGCCATCCCCTCCACTCTCGCCTTCGGCGATCCATTCGCTCATATCCCCAGAAACTCAGCTACGGTATACACCAGATCTTCTAAGCCTGATACCGCTTATACAAAGTCCGCTAAACCCAAAACAGAACATACAAAAGACTCTCCGTGATATACTAATCTCTAAGAGCCCGTCCGGCTGAAAGCCGGTGCGGGTATTTTTAATAAGAGAGATATATGGCACTTACGTTTAACCAGCTCTACACTGACACCCAAGAAGAAGCCCAGGATGACAGCGCAGCTACCCTGACGCTTATTAAGAGAGCCATAAACCAAGGGATGCAGAAGTTTGGCGCGGCTCTAAATAGAGAGTGGCGCAATCAGCGTTCTACTTTCAGCCTAGTAGCTGACCAGCAATATTATCAGATGCCCGAAGATTGTATCCGCCCAAAGACGGTGGTTGCCACTATCGGGGATGTGGACTACCCCTTAACAGAAGAGCCGGATGATGACACTTGGCACTTGCTTAACGCTAACAGCTCTTCGGAAAGATCCAGCATACCAGAGAGGTTTAAGGTTGAAGGCTCTGATCTGATCGGGATCTGGCCGGTACCTTCAGACAATGTATCTGATGCCGTTACCCTGCGTTATGAGTCCAGGATGAGGAAAATGACCCAGGCGGATTATACGACAGGATCTATAACCGTGGCTAACGGCTCTGCGGCTATCGTGGGTTCTGGAACTACTTTCACTGAAGCCATGGTAGGCAGAACCTTGTTTGTGGAGGATGGAGGTGATCAGGACGGTATCGCATATAAAATTGACGCTTTTATTGATGCTACCCATGTTACTTTAGAAAATTATTACGCTGGGTCTGACGGAAGTGGTAAAAGCTATAGGATCGGTATCATCCCGGATATTCCGGAAGAGTTCCACGAATCTTTAATAGATTATGCTCTTTACCGGGTATATAAGCGGCGTAAGGACCGTTCTTTGTACCGGGACTGCTATGTAGCTTTTAATCAGGCTCTGGAAGAGTGTAGGGAAAACTACGCATCTTCTACTTCTTCAACTTATACGAAGGCTAGAAGAGGTCCTAGCGCCGGGTATGTGCATAGCCAAAGGGATTACCACGTTACTTAAATGAAGCAGCCTATAAGCATCGTTGAGAACCACGGTGGGCAGTCAATTGACCTAAAGCATGGCCAGCCAGGTTCTTTTAGTTATTCCCGCCATATAGACTTCAGGAAGTCCCCTACCAGCTTAAGTATTCTACCGAAGACGGTAAAAGAAACCGGATCAACTGTAACTGAGCTGTTGACCGAGATGATTCAGCTGCCCTCAGGTAAGATGGTAGCTATTGGTGATTCAGGCGGAGTGTATACGAGAGCGACCAATGGTACTTGGGCTAAAGACGGCACTACTTTGACTGATACGTCCGCCGGGATGCACTACAGTCTCCAGCAGGACACCATATATGTACCCGGATTGAACAACCTGCACTCTATAACTAATGCTGATGGGCGGTTCTCAGGCGGTAGTTTTACGGTTAATGATTTTGAGATTACCGCTAATGTAGATAAGTCGGCAACTGATTCTACCAACACTTACACCACGACTAATGCTATAAGCGAAGCCGGGACCCACAAACTTAGCGTAATACCGGCTGTCGAGCCTATGTACTCGATAAAGCTATGGATAACCACCAAGGGTTCGGACGACATAACGGTAACAATGCACGATGCCGCCAACAACACCTTGGCTACTGTTACAAAGACTGCTGCCCAGCTGACAAACGGGGCGCTTAATGAGTTTGTTTTTACAACTCCGGTCCGGAATACCGTTAAGCCTAATGCCTCCACTTATCATTTTCATGTTACCCACGCCACATCGAGCGCTACCACTATAGGGACTGCAACGGCCAGCGACTTGTCTACAGCGAGGTATGAGACTTATGCCAACCGGTTTGTTAATCCTAAGAACGGATTTCATCCCGCGATTGAATTTTTGCAATATATGCTGATCGGAAATGAGCGGTATCTGGCCGCCTGGGAAATTATATCCCAATCTGATCCGGCTAATACGGAATTGGACAGGCACCGGTTAGTTTTTCCCAGCGGGTATGAAGTTACTTCTATAGCAACTTGGACGGAGTTTGCGGCTATTGCCTGCGGCAAGACTTCTTCTTTGAATACTAATGAGTTCCAAGCCGGCAAGATCTTTTTCTGGGATGGTACGGCCGGGACATATAACTTTATTATTGATGTGCCTGAAGGAACGCCTTACAGCATATTCTCGCATAAAAACACGCTGTATTGGTTTGCCGGCGGCGGCTGGTGGGCTTGGAGCGGGGGACAGCCGGTCAAGCTGTTCCAGATGCCTAACACTGATACTGAGTTTACCGACGTGGCTACTTACCGGGTAAACAATCCCCACACTATGGCTGTCCGCAACGGTATCTTAATAGGCGCTTTTCCCAGCGAAACATCTTCTACTGAAATAGAACATGGCGTGTACTCTTTCGGGTCCAGGATGCGCCAGTACCCGGAGTCTTTCGGCTTTTCCTACACTATTTCTACCGGCAAATATCTTAACTCTGAGTCTGGGGAGATTAACCTTGGCTTCCTAAAATCTTTCGGGGATAAGGCGTTTTTATCCTGGAAAGATGATGAGAGCTACGGCGTTGACCTGATATCCCCGGCTTCTGATCCATTCCCATCCGCGGTATGGGAGTCCAGAATAGTAGATAATACCCGGCCGGATAAACAGAAGCAGGCTACCCATATGGAGATTACTTTCGAAGCTTTGCCTACCGGAGCTACGGTTACCCCTAAATACAAGATAGATAGAGGCAGCTGGGTACTTGGGACAGATTCCGGGCAGAGTTTCCAAGGGGCGGCCACTCAAACCAAGGTGAAGTTCCCGATCAATAAAAGATATAAGGAGATACAGCTGGGGCATAATCTGGCGGCTACTACGGCTTCCCCTGATATAATATCGGTTAGCTTGATCTGGGACACTTTGGCTTCCGAGGAAGATTAGCATGGATAAATCGTATACTTTTCCGGCGGTAAACCTGAATGATCAGCTTAATACCGGCAATCGTTTTTCTACTTGGCAGGTATACCAGAGGAATGTTGATCTTCGGTCTGGATCCTTAACAGTCCGGGATAATGACGGCAATACTTTGTATGCCGGGCTTTTACCCAGTGGTGATCTAGGTTTCCAGATAGTAGACGAAGAAGGCAATACAGTCTTTGACCCGTTTGCCACAGATGTATCGGCTGTAGCTCTGAAGGTAGGTACGGGAGATTCAACCCCTACTCTAAATGCGGTTCTTCAGGGAACGGGAGTAGGAAGTTCCGCCTGGACTACTAATCTATCGGGGCTGACTTTTTCTTCTCCCACGATATCTAATTTCAGTAATGCTACCCACGACCACACTAACGCCACTGGAGGTGGACAGCTCCATATAGTTAATGCCACGACAAATACCCTGACTGTGGCTAGGGGGGGGACAGGCGCAACTTCGGCTTCAGCGGCTAGGACTAACCTGGGAGTAGTTATAGGTACAGATGTGCAAGCACATTCAGCTGTCTTGGATGCGACAACTGCTTCTTTCACTACAGATGATGAAACTAAGCTGGATGGGATGGAGTCTGGGGCTGATGTTACCGATACGGCTAATGTAACCGCGGCTGGAGCCCTGATGGATTCAGAGGTAGATGCTGATATTAAAACGTTATCTCTCCCAGCCAATACGACTATTTCAACCTTCGGGGCTTCTCTTATAGATGATGCGGCTAGTTCAAATGCGCGGACAACACTTGGGCTCGTCATAGGGACGGATGTTCAGGCTTACTCCGCCGTGTTGGCGGCTACTACGGCTTCATTTACAACCACCCTCAAAGATAAGCTAGACGGGATAGAGGCATTAGCCGATGTTACGGATACGACTAACGTAGCTGGCGCGGGGGCTTTGATGGATAGTGAGGTAACTAACCTTGCTGATGTTAAAGCCTTTGACCCAACTGACTACGCTACGGCCGCTCAAGGCTCAGCCGCCGATAGTGCTTTGCAAGACGTAGTTGATGACGCTACGCCGCAACTGGGCGGAAATCTTGACATACAGTCTTTTAATATAGAGGGAGCTGATGCGGATGATTTCACAAAACTTGCTGCTATTACATCCTCTGCCGCAGAATTAAATCATGTTGGTGGCGTAACATCGGCAATACAGACCCAGTTAAATGCTAAGGCTGCCACCTCCCACACCCACACTGAATCTGATATCACGGATTTATCTCATGATGCCGTATCCATACAGGGAGTAGATGTAGATGATACCGATATAGGCAATGGAAAAATCCTGCAGTATAACTCTACTTCCGGCAACTTAGAGTATGAGTCTCTCGCGGGCGGGGGAGACATGACTACCTCGACCTATGACCCTGCGACTATCGCTGAGCAGTTGGTCGGGCTTACGGCTACCCAAACCTTAACCAACAAAACCATAGACGGTGATGATAATACTATTAGTAATTTGTCAGCCGCTTGGCCTGTAGACTCTATATTCATTTCAGTATCATCAACCAATCCTGCCACTTCTTTGGGATTTGGTACATGGGTAGCCTTTGGAGAAGGTAAAGTATTGATTGGCTTAGATAGCGGTGATACTGACTTTGACACAGTAGAAGAAACTGGTGGTGCTAAGACACATGAACACGGTTTATCTGATGCCTGGGCGTATATAGGCTTGAACTCTAGTACAGACAGGTTCAGCTTGAATAAAACAATAAGTTCTTGGACACCGACTTATGAACATACGGGTGGTTCTAATAGTGTTGCAGGTAGTCGTACTAATGCCACCCAGCTTGGCGGTGATACTGATTCAGGCTCGAGCCTCCCACCCTACATCGTAGTCTACATGTGGAAAAGGACAGCTTAGGCATGATATACTAATCTCTAAGAGCCCGTCCGGCTATCAGCCGGTGCGGGCATTTTTAATAAGAGAGATATATGGCAACTAGAGAACAAGTCACTCAATACTATAAGAACATCTTAGGCAGAGCGCCTGATTCAGAAGGTATGCAGCATTATCTAGGCTATTCCGACCCCACAGCTATCAAGAGAGATATGCTAGGTAGTGCGGAGTATAGGTCCCTACAGAGTAAAAAAGCTCCCGCAAAGAAACCAGCTCCTAAGAAACCGCCTATATGGGATACCAGGACTACTAATCTGTTTAAAGAAGTAGGCTCATTTGACGATAAAGCCAAGAGCCCGCTGGATATGTATAACAATGCTCTTGGTGAATTAGGGATAACAGACGCTAGAACTAGGGTCACTAACCTTCGTTCTCAGTTATTAAATACAGAGAACCTGCTTAAGAATGTTGAGCCTGATGTAGCGGCCAGGACTCAGGATTCTTTGGTTACCGAGAACCAGCGAAGAAGGCTGGTAGCTGGTGAACAGGAGCCCCTAGCGGGCCAAC